GCTTGACTTGGCCCACCAAAAGTTCCCTGCAAAGTAGGGATACCCGTCGGGGTTGTTTTGGTCCGCTATTTGGGGGAACTGCTCGGTGGTGAGCCAATGCGTTCCAACGCAGTCCACTTTCTCCAGTTCCGCAAGAGAGCGTTCCCATGCGACGATGTTAAAAAACACCATAGACCTGCACCACATCTGCTTCACAAGCGACGGGTCAGCGGACCCCTTCGTATGCCCGTAGAGGTAGGCCGCATCCTCGGTTTGGCTAGCTCGGTACATCTCGGTCAGCGTCGCTTGCTCCCATGCGTTTGTGCGAGTGACTACCACCTTAATCTTTGCCGCCACGAGCGAGTTGTCCAAGATTTCCTTGACGAGTTTCCGCTGCTCTGGTGGACCGACGATGCCGACCCGAATCTCGTCCAGTTGCTCAATCAGCCCGTAGTTGCACAGGGCCATCATGTGTTGGTGCATTATCAACTGCCATTGGCCGCCTCCGCCGCAATAAATGTGGTAGTAGTGGATGAGTTTCATTGGGATTTAAGGTCTTGTTTTTGCATATAACCGCAATCCTTGCAGGTCCGCAGTTGAATGGTTTTAAAATGATTAACTAATTTGCCATTAATAAGGGTGCCCATTTCAACGGATTGTTGCTCCCATTTTGTCCAATTATGGCCAAAAAAACAAGGATTAAATTTGATTTTTAGTTTCATTGCATGAGGAGGGTTAAGATGCAGCCGACAAACACCAAGGCCAGCACGACCCGACCGATGGCGAGGGCAAGGTCAAGGAGGGATTCAAGGTTCATGCCCCAAAGTTACACCACCAAGTACTTCCCCGAATTGCTTACGGCCAATTTGTTGAGGGCCACATAGCGCAGGGCATCGCAGGCGTGGTTGTACGAATCTATCGGGACCCCCGTGTCCTTGCCATCCTTGTCGGTGGCCCAAGTGTACGATCGGAGTTCCTTAATCAGGTTGGTGGAATCTTTCGTGACATGAAGGTTGAACCGCTTCACGATGTCAATGCCCTGCCTCACCGAATCGGGTCCCTTGCTTGCGGGCTTGATGTTGAACCCCAATCGGTAGATTTCCTCGATGCTCTTGGGTTCTGCCGAATCGGCCACAATCTCCCAAGCCCTTGTAATCCCAAACTCCTTCAAGCGGGTGGCGATATCGCTATTGGTCAGCCCCCGATGGTAGAGCAGTTCGTGAACGAATAAGTCGTCCCCCCTGCGGTACACGGCGACCAAGGCCGTAGGGTCTGCGCTGAACCCCCAGTCAAGGCCGTAGGCGACGAATTTCATCGTGGATGGGTCAATACCCTCAACCACCGTGTAATCGCCGTATATCGCACCTTGGAGCGTTCCTACCTGACCGAGGCCGTACACTTTCCACCAGTTGGCCCAGTAGGCACTCGTTTCGGCTTTGGTTCGGTTTAGTTCAATGTCATTCCGAATAGTATCAGGAAGAGCCTCGTTGTCTTGGTATGTGAGGATAAGGAACTCTGCATCGGATTCGGGCAAGACCTCCGTATGCGCCCAAAATTCGTGGGTCGGGTTGAAGTCAATGTATATTTCCTGACTTGTACGGATGGCGAGTTGGTAATAGGAATCGAAGTCGATGTTATTCGCCTCGTTGATGTAGAGTATCTGCCTCCTTGCCCCTCTTAGGCGGGCTTCCGAATCAGCGGAAAAAAACTCAATCGTGGACCCGTTGGCGAAGTTGTATTGGAGCAGCGTCTTGTTCCACCTATCGGGAACCCAACGGTGGGTCCATTGCATAATCTTGGCGAAGTCCTTAATCGCACCCCGCCGTAGGTGAGGGACGGATTCGGACACCACGGATATCTCCGACTTGGGATGGCGAGCGGCGTGGTCAATCAGCACCGCCAATATTGCAAGTGTTTTTCCTCCCCCGCCCGTTAAAGCGGGGGCAAGCATCCAGCAGATGTCCCGCCCTGAATTACCTTCTTTCGGGCAGTCATCCGCCGTATTCGGCTGATTGCTGATGTGTAACTAAACATAACTCCATTTAAACCCGTAGGCTGTTCTATACTTGGGTTTTTGCTTGCAACACCCAATTATCCCAAAACTATTAAAGCCCAAAACCCTTTTTATTTCATTGATTGATGGCCAAACACTTACAACATCACCCGTCTTGCAGTCTACCTGCTTGACCGACTTTGAGCATTTGGAATCTGCCCCAGCCCTTCTTTTTTGAAGACCCTCCCTAAATGCGTGCTTTTGGTTTTCGCTTGATGTAACCCATTCAAGGTTTGATGCGTGGTTGTTGGCCTTGTTGCCGTCAATATGATTGATTTCGGGCTTGCTTTCGGGGTTTGCTACGAAGGATTGAGCAACGAGCCTGTGAACAAAAAAGTATTTCCTTTTTCCGTCTTTAAATAATTTGCAAGTAATGTATCCCCTTTGGGTCTTCTTCAGGGAAATTGCCCGCTTTTGAGAAAACGATGGGTTGGTACTTAATCCTTTTCCCAAACTATAAACCACGCCGTCTTGAGTGATAGAATACAATCCATCGTACCCGCTTATTTCTTTTTCTTCCATAGTGTAAAGATAGCCCTTTACACCCAACAAAAACCCCCTTGGTATATTAAAAGTCATCGCCCGAATCTTCTTGATGGCGGTGGTGTACTGGAACATCATTTTGTTGGCGTCAACGAAATGGTTTTGCGGCCATGGCAGGATTTGAACCTGCAATCATACAAGGTGTTGTATGGGTGGCCTCCCACCACATAGCCGTGTAGTCAGGACAGGAATCGAACCTGTATGTTTACTCGTTTAGGCAATCAGACGAACAACTCTGGACCACTTAACTTTCAACGGTCTGCGTCTACCATTCCGCCACCTGACTGATGCAAAGGTACGGGCCTTTCGTAAACCCGCACCACTATTCCCCAAAAAGCGGCTGCTCAATGGTGACGCTGGTTTCCTGCTTTTCCACCAAGCCAAGAAGGCGGGATGCGATGTTGGCCGAGTAAACGCCCGAACTTGCACCTTCCAGCATATCCTTGTCACAGGTGGCCCGTATGCGTGTAATGATTGGGGAAAACCCTTTGTGCATCTCCGATGTGCCCTTCCTATAGTCCGAAAGGTCAAAGCAGACCCCGTTCTCCGCAAGCCATCCCTCAAAGCCCCGAAAGGTGATAGGCCGCTCCTTGTCCCTGTAAACCATGACCCCATCCTTGCCGACATAGTCCTGCACTCGGTACGGGTTGGCCTTGTTCTCGGCCCTGTACTTTTCAAACGCCTCCCATAGTTCTTCGGGGGTGTTCCATATTGGGGGACGGCCTGCCATCAATACTCAATTTTGTCTATGAGCGAATCAATCTTGTCCACGATTTTCATCTTCACCGCAAAAGCGTTCGGCGAGTTGGATTCCTCCACCGCACCAATGCAGTCGCAGAGGGTCGTAATGACCATCATGAGCGAATCCATGCGGGCTTGGACTTGGGCCTCATCGTTGGGGGCTTTGGTTGAGGGCATGGCTGACTTGGTGCTGGTTGGCTTCGGCGAATTGGTCCGCCTCTTGGTAAATGTATTGGAGGGCCGATTTTACGCAGTCAGCGCACCACCAATTCGTGTTGGGTCTGCCGTGGGCCACGAGGATAGTCTGCAAGTCGTGGACCGCTTCGGGGGACAACCGCATGAACAGGGCGGCTTGGTATTGCTCCCAATAGTGGCGGTGCTTGGTTGCCAGCAGGTACTCGTCTTGGGTCATCGGTTCGTGACTTGGAGGATGACAACGGTTAGCCCCGCAGAGGCGAGGCCGTAAACAGGAGCGAGGACCCAACCGCAGGTGGGCAGGGTCAGGGCCACCGCCACCCAAAAAGTGAGGCAGGTGACGCAGGAGAACGGCTTGTGCCTTACCAGCCAAGTACTGTACCACCATTGCGGCAGAACATGGTACTCCGCAATGGCGAGGGCGGTCAGCGAACTAATCAGCAGGGGAAATATCAGCGTGTCCATGGTTTTGAATAGCGGCCTTGATTTTGGCCTTGGCTTGGTCGATTGAGTAAATGATGGAGCGATACGGAATACCCGTGTCACGGGATAGTTTCTTCATGTTCCCCGTCCGTAGGTGCAGGCGCAGTAGTTCCTTGTCATAGGGGAACGCCCCGTCCTTGGCCCATGTGTCCATCTCCGCTTCGGCAATGGCCCACAGGTCGTCCATGAGGGAATCGTACTCGGACTGGGGAATAGGCGAATCGGGGTCCAGTTCTTCGAGCAGGTCGTGGTGGCGGTACTTTTGGGCGAATTGATTGTTCTTGCCTCGGTAGAGGTTCAGCAGCAACCGAACCACATAGAACTTGAAGTACCCCTGCGCTTGTATTTGCAGAATCTTGGCGGGGTCCTTTTCCAGTAGAATCAAGACGCATTCCTGCTCCAAGTCCCTCCAAAGTGGGTCGCCCCCCGTGATGGTCAGGCAAGCCTTTCGGATTTCGCCCGTGCGGTAGAGGTCCAGTATCGTTTGTTCTGCGGATGCCATGTACAAAGATTGCAAAAAAAAGGGGGATGCAGTTAAGCACCCCCCAATGGCAAGCAGGTAGTTTCGGGCTATTCGGTGGGCGGAAGTAGCAGGGTATCAGTGATATAAGCCCCTTCTGCCGTCTGCAAATACTCTTGGGCATTGTTGAAAACTTGTCTACGAAGGTAACGCAGTTGAGGCTTGGCCTTGCAGTCGTTGTGGAAGGATTCAAGGTTTATGATTATCGTACTATAGTGGCGGTTTAACTCCTTCCCGATGGCCATGAAGGTGAACAGGTATTCGTTGTAGGCGATGTCGGCCACGATATTCCGAGCGATGACGCAGGGCCGTTCCCTGCTTGCGGAGCGCACCTGGTCGGGCGTGATGCCGAAGATGGCGGCGGTGGTATCAACGAGGTGGTGGATGAGGGCTGGGGTCATTTGCTGGGGGGTGGGGGAAAAAAGGTTGGGTATTGCCGTTTTTTCCATGCTTCAAAGTCCT